CTGAAATCACAAACACTGTTTTTGTCAGTCTCACCAAGGCATTACAACCTTATGTGGAAGACAAAAACACAATTGAAGCAATGGTGTCTAGCCTAATAGCCGGAACGAAACTGTTCGTCGAGGCGGCAGGCACCTACGTGGCAGAAGCCCATGTATACGCGCAATTGCCGTGGTACGTGAAGGTCTTCGGCACAACTCCTCAAACCATATTTAATGCGATTAGATCTACAGGCTCCGTCATAATGTATGCGACGGGCCTCATGACCTCAGTAATGGTTGCCAAATTAATATATAAATATATATTTAAACGAAAGTTAAAAATTTTGGCGACCTTTGTCATGTCTAGGTTTATGGCGTATCACAAAGTTGATAATAGCGTCCGTAAACAATTTAGAGTATATCCAGTCCCAGATCTGGAACCATTAGACAATCATTCTCATCCTGTGCAACAAAAAGATCGTGCTAGAGCTAAACAGTTTATAAACAACTTTTTGTTATCGAGAAATAAAGAACCTTACTGGATACAACCATCACAAACAGAAAATGAACAGAAAGGTTTTCATAATGTATATTGGCCAGATGACTTAGGACAAGAACCAAAACAGTCTGAATATGATGAAGCCAATGATGTTGAAGTTTATGTAGACTCAGACTATTATGTGGAAGATTGGGAAGATCAATTAGCATCAAATCCCCGCATAAGACTCATATATACTATGATCCCTAAAGCAGTAGCTAGTGACGGATCAGAATCAACAACGGCTTACACCTTTGATGAGGATAACAATCTATTATCAAAGGTTCCCGGAGGAGCAGAATACAAACACAAGTTGTGGTGGTATGGAACTGATAAGTTTTATGCTGCCAATACATTTAATTATACATCCTATTCCGTTGAAAGGAGGACTTTGTCAGATACTCACATGATAGTCCTTATCAACCCAGAATCGCATCATAATGTGTCATCTCTGATTGCTCAGTGGTGGTTCAAGGATACACCTCGTTTGAGACGCTTTGAACCAGTACATGAGGGTGAGAGTGGCGCCAAAATCCTAATTAGTGAAGTAGTGAAATCATTAGAAAAATCAGAGATAGGTTTTAAACCTTCAATCTATTTCTCTTTAGGATTGCCCAACACATTTAAAAGCGTCGAGTTAGAAGCCTCAAAATATTACACTTTGAGGACCCTATTCGAGTTATCAACAAGAACACCTTCTTTAGGTGTCGTAAATACACATATAACAAATGTTGATGATGCTGCTTTAGTGTGGGCTGTGATGGCCAGAGCGCAACCGAAAATAGTAGATAAATTATTGTATATACCATATGTGGGTGATCTAAGGATAAAAACTATGGACGTTAGGACTGATGAAGGTCCTGGCGGCTTTGAAGACAGAACGCGGGAATTTTATCCCGTAGTCGTTCCGTATATGAATCCATTGACCCCAAATGTTTACGCACCAATGGCAGGGCTAAACTCAGAAATAGGCGCCGTTAAAGGCAGACTGGAAGAAATTAATC